GCATTGCAGCCATCTCTTCCCACACTTCATCACTATCTTCCCACAGTTCTATAATGTCAGACTTACTTTCCTGTACATCACGTTTAAGATTTACTGTATCTTCTACAGCCATGCGACTAGCAAACTGAGAGACACTCTCTTCTAGGGCAGTAATGGTAGCTGCCTGTTGACTGACCCACCAGACACCACCTGCAAGCTGTACAGCCATTGCCATGACTAAAGCTATTGGGAGTTTCATATTATCCATGTTACATCATCTCAAAGTGTGGAGCATCTATAAAAGGTCTGCGTCCTTGTGACCTACGTAAGTCTACGTATGCGTTCATTGCATCTTCTGCCGTTGATGGGTATGTTCTGATGTCTCCTTCAGACCAAGCGGCACCCCACTTCAAAGCAACTGAGTTTTTTCTAGCGGCCTCAGCCATAGCATCACAGATGTCATCGTAAACATTTAGTTCCCAGCTTATGTCTGAACCAAAGTAAGCAACCAAGTCTACAGCATGAGCATAGCCTGTGTCTTGGATTAAGTGTTTACTTTTCATAGTCTGTGATCTACCTGTACGCTTTAACTCTGCCTGTTCGTGCAGGGTTCTTACGCCATACGTAACTCCGAAGTCCACTGTGGTAATCTTGATTGCTTCAGACACAACCTCTACCAAATCAGGATGTACACCTTCTAACTTCTTTAAACTTCTTTCTGATAACTTGAACGCCATTATAAATCCTTTACGTTTCCTAGATTAATTTCTACTGGTCTTCCTTGATCTCTCGTATCATCTTTATAATCTCTGCTACCAAATAAAAAACCTAAATTACGAGCAGCTTGATAAGCTGTTGGTGCGTTATTTATGGTATCAATCATAGCTTCCATAAAAGTTATTTGATCCCCTGCTTCAAACTCTTCTGCAGAAAGAGACAAGTATTTACCGTCTTCTTGTTTGCCTTTACCAAACCAAACCCAACTATTGAAGTTATACCTGTCAATTACTTTTATATTACCATCATTATCAGCTTCTAGTGTTGCCTCACCTAAAGTCATCTTGACTTCATCTGCTGGTGCCATGTTTAACAATTTATTTCTTATAACATTCCAACTTTCATTTGATCCACTGTAAAGTCTAGCAGACATTTTAGCACCGTACTTATTGAAGTCTTCATAATCTATATCTATAGACTGCCCTGCTTTTAAACCTTTATCCTTTGCGTATTGTTTTAAAACAGACAGAGACTCAGGAGAAAAGTTAGTTTCAGTTATCGTTCTATTTAAAAAAGATAGCGAAGGCTCATTGAAAATATCATCCATGAATGTTTTTATTGGTGTTGTAGTTAATATATTGTAACTGTCTTTTACAGCCCCTCCTGCAGTTACAGCAGCGTCTACCCCTGCCTCAACACCAGCCTTGACTACAGGCTTTGCTTTTTCCATAAAGTCAAAGAATGTTTGACCAAACGAGTCTTCTTTAGCAGGTTCCTTATTAAAAGAATATGTACCTAATACTTTATCTGCCATTAGTCAACCTGTATAGCTTCTAAGTTGCCATCTTCCATTCTAATTATAACAACCTGACCTTTCTCAAACATTCCTTGTTCTTTCATACGTCTGTACTCTGGTCTGCCATTTACTACAGGTGTTTCATCAGGGTTTATATCTAGAGACTCAACAAATCTTTTTACGTCATCGTTGTAAAAGTCTGCTTGAGATATAAAGTTAAAAGATGTTTCTTCTGTTTGAGGTCTTATCTGAGGCCGTGGTATTTCAGTATCTAACTCTTGTTGTGTTATTTCTGGCTCTCTTCTAGTGAAGTCTTGACCACTTGTATTGAACAACATCTTTTCAACAGCTTCACCTTTAGTTATGAAACCGTCTTGGTTCATGTCAAGACCTTCGTTCTTGTCATACCTGTTGCTACCACTACTAAACAAAATGTAGTCGTTAGCTTTTCCTACAGCTTTAGGGTACAAGACTGCCATATACAGGTCACCTATATCAGGGTCTTCTACTCCTTTAAGTTTTTGTTTTAAGAATGTGCTTACGTACTCTAATTGTTCTACTCTTGTCATACCTGCTAGTTCTGCAGTAGAAGTACCTAAGTCTTTAGCTGTAGCCTCAACAAACTGTATCAGACCAGTAGCACTTGTACCTGCCTTACTTTTTTCTGCAGGATTAAAAGTATTCCCTGTCTCAAAAGCCATGATCCTTAGTAAGTCCTGAGGTATAGCACCTATTTCAAAAGCTAGGTTATCTACAGCATCAATAAAATCTAAGTCTTCCATAACATTCTTAGGTGGTACGTAAGGATTTTGCTCTGATGTTTCTTGATTAAATGTTTTATC